CGAAGTCGCATACCCGAGGCCGGGCGCCCCCACATGATCGGGGACGTTCCGGCCCATGACCAGACTGGCCAACCAGAGCAGCATCGACTTTAGCTTACCCGATCCATGGGTTTGTGACGAGATTCTTGCCGATACTGCCTTCTTGAGCACTTTTTGTGGCAACGATTGCCCAGTAGCTGATCCCACCCCCGAGGCCCCTGTGCGTTGGGAGCGGAATTAGATGAGCTTTTGGGACTTTCGTTTTCGCGGTCGCGCGTCGCGCGTGGCCTCGCGCCGAGTGTTGAGAAGTATTGATGATAATGGTTTTGGTTTGTGGTCCCCGCGGAGTGAGCCCGATAGCCCCGTGGCCGAGGAGGTGGTTGCCCCTCGTGAATTTGAGCATAACCAGCAGCCTGATGAGGTTGCGAACCCAGTGGAGGTAGCACTGGAAGAGCAGGCGGGCGAGCCTGTTGGTGAGGTCGGTGCGGCGGAGGTCGCCATGGGAGAACCTGTTGTTGAGGACGAGCATGAGCACGTTGAGATACAGGGGGTACCATTTGTCGATGCGCCTGGAGCTGATGTTCCAGACGCCGTCGATGAGCATCGGTCGGAAACTGACGTTGATCAGTGGTATGTGGAGGGCAATGGGTTATTTAACGCCGAGCACGGCGAGTTTAAAGTGTGGACTATGTATCACACTATTGACATTGGTCGACGACTGGTTACCGTCCGTGATTACGGACGCGTGGTGATCAGGCGCCCACTGGCGTCAGCCTTTTATAAGGCTGCGCCTGTATCGACCGACACCCCGGCGCCAACGCCCACGCCGGTGGCTGTCAAGCCCATATATCATCCAACACGCAAGCCAGGGTTTAGCATCAACTTTGGAGTTCAGGATGGTATTGCACTCAAGGTGCGCGCAGCCGAAGCCGTGGCAGCTTTGGTCGCAGTTGGAACGAATGGGGAGGACGATGTGAAGTATTCCGCCTCCTTGTCAGTGGTCGATCGAATCAAGAATTTCCTGGTTGGTCGTAGTCACTCGGTTCGCCATCGGGCGGCGAACAAGTTCCACAAACGCGTGCGCCAATTGCGCGAGCTCCGGGATGAGATGATATTTCTCGGGGTCGCACACAAGCGTATCAAGACGCCCCTGAATGAGGCGGCTGCGCACGAGCTCGCGCGTCGAATTGTCAAAGACGCTGCTGACCGTGGGGAAGTGGCTGCAGGTGATAGGCGGTGGTTCTGCGGTGCTCTGGTCGAATCCTTTTTTGTGAGGGATGACGACGACCAGTTCTTTGCCGCTCTTGGGGCCGCGATGGCCCCAGTGACCGCCTAGGGGTGTCCCGTCTCTGCGTGCGCGGTGAACACAGTGAAGTCAATGTATCATGACGGCACTGTGTTTCCTGACCTGCGCGTGCGGAGGTGGGAAAGCGCGAAGGGCGCCAGCAAACCGCGAAACTATATTAAGCACCCGGCGGTTGCATTTGTCTTAATGGGTGCACATAATAACAGCTTGCCGAACCTACTCCGAGCGTTGAACGAGAGGGTCTACAACGTGGAAGACAAGCTGACGGGCAAATTGAAGCCCACCCCCAAGCCCACCCCTGGGGCTTGGATGAGACTGGCGGAAGTCGGTCGGAAGCTTTCCTGCGTTGTCAGGGAGCGCGATCCATTTGTGCGAAGGTTGACCTCGGCCCAGTTTCTGGACCAGTGTCCCGCCAACAAGAGAGCGCTGTATGCCAAAGCTGCCGATGATTTGCGCCAGCGCGGTTGGTCCAGCAAGGACGCTATATTGAAAAGCTTTGTCAAGTTTGAAAAGCTCGCGTTTGCGTTGTCTGGACCAAAAATGGACCCAGTGCCACGGTTGATTCAGCCGCGGTCACCAGTGTATAATTTGGCATTGGGTCGGTACACAAGACGGGTAGAGGAAGAATTGTATCATGCCCTCTCCGTTTTGTGGGACGTGGAGGAGTCGGAGAAAGTGGTGATGAAGGGCCTCACAGTCGAGGAGGTGGCGGCACAGCTGCGGCGGAATTGGGATTACTTTCCCCAATCCGTGGCTGTTGGTCTTGATGCCTCCAGGTTTGACCAGCACGTAAGTGTGGACGCGCTGAAGTGGGAGCACCGTATATACAGGCGGATATTCAATGAGTGTCCAGAATTGGCTGCACTTTTGAAGTGCCAGCTCCATGGCCACGGCATGGCTTTCCTTGATAGCTGCCGTGTTGACTATGAGACTGAAGGTTGCCGTTCATCTGGCGATATGAACACGGCGTTGGGCAATTGTATAATCATGTCCAGCCTCGTGTGGTTGTATTGCAAAGATAAAGGAGTGAACGCGCGACTTGCCAATAATGGCGACGACTGCCTTGTATTTATGGACCGCCGACAGCTTGCTCAGTTCCAGGGGGGACTGGCACAGTGGTTTGCGGAGTTTGGATTCACCATGACCGTGGAAGAGCCGGTCTACACTTTCGAGCGGTGTGAATTTTGTCAGGCGAGGCCCGTATGGAGCGGCTGCGAGTGGGTGATGTGCCGTATACCACAGACCGCAGTCAGCAAGGATGTTATGGGTCTGGCCTGTTCCACCGTCCGTGAGTATCAGCAGTGGTCGTATGGTGTTGGGATGGGTGGATTGTCGCTTTACGGCGACTTCCCACTCTTTGGCGCTCTGTATCGCAGGATGGTAGAAACTGGTGTCCCAAGTGGCATCAGGGGATCTCTCCTCCTTGCAGACAGCGGATTCACGCGCATGAGTATGCGCCCGCGTCGCCATGCCCAACGAACCACAGTTGATGACGAGTGTAGGTTATCGTTTTACCGTGCCTTCGGCATCACCCCTGACGTGCAGCTTGAGTTTGAGCACTACGTCTCTAAGCTTGATTTCTCGGTCGTCGTTCAAGACCCGGGAGTTGGCCTGGAGTTCGCACCTCCACTCACTGACCACCTGGGAAATGCCTAACAACCAGAATTCCTCCACACAGCGCGTCCGGCCCGCACGCGCTGCTGATAAAAGTAAGGGCCAAAAACCAGTTTCTCGAGGAGCTGGAGCGTCATCCTCGAGGCCGCAACGCATGCGGAATACAAATAGCATACGTGGTCTTGATACGCTCTCCCGGGCGTTTGTGCAGGCCCCCGCCAATGTCGCAAATTTCCAGACAGGTCGTCGTGGTATCACCAAAGTCGTTGTTAACAACACCGAACGACTTGGAACGATTACGTCAGGAACGACAAGTGGCGTGGCTTTCACAGCGGTTCTCAACCCTGGGATTATGACTACGGGAGCTACGTCTTTGCTTTCACAGCAGGCGGCACTCTATGAGCGCTACAGGTTTCGAAAACTTAAATTCCACTACAAGCCCTTCGTCAGCACCGCGACGGCTGGAAACATTATCATTGGCGCCGATTTTCAGGCCAATGATTCTGCACCTCCCGACGCGCCGAGCATGACCAATTTATCTGCTAGTCATGCTGAGTGCAATGCATGGTGCCCGTTTTCATACGAGTTCCCATGCAATAGGGCTTATACTTCAGGATCAGAGAAGCTCGTTCGAACGAGTACCACCCCTCTGGGGTCAAGTACGTCGCTCTACGACTCTGGTAAGTTGTATGTCTTTGCTGAGGGGTTCACTTCCGCCACTACCCTTGGCTATTTAGACGTGGAATATGAGTTGGAGCTTGTTGGCGTGCAGCGTAACGTGGGATTGTCATCAACTGTTACCCCCTCTGGAACTGCTATTGTCACTTTTAATGGCATTTCGACGGTTGCGGCGGGTGACTATCTCACATCCGTGTATGCTGGAGGATGGACCGGCGTTTCGCCTGCGTCCACCGCAGCTGTTACCGTCACTCCATCGGCATTGACCCAAGCAACACCTGGGATGTCGAATTATGTGAGTGTTTCAGGTAACAACGTCATTCTACAGCCCGGAACATATCGTGTCCGGCTGTTTTCTAGGATGTCTACCGACACCAACGCTGGGGCTGCACTTGTTTTCCTGCCGGCCACTGGTACTGTGGGTACCGCTTCTAACATCATCGCGTCTAGCTCTACTGCTACTGGCGCCGGTTTCATTGATGTTATTAACGCTACGTATGACACTATTTTTACGTTGTCTACTGCCACCTCGTTTGCCATTGGTCTACAGCTTGTGTACTCTAGCGCTGTAACTGTTGGTCGTACGCTAAATCTCATCACTAGCGACACCGTCAGTTTACCGGCTGGTCAGATTTCCTACCCTAGTGGGATCGTGATTGACGTATACACGCCAGTATAGTGTGGTTATCTCAGTGTTACAGGATGAGGGACTTACTGTTTTCACTGATAATACAAAAACCCCGGTGTCCATGCACCCTGCCGGGTAGTGCCATTGTCGGAGATGGCAATTCAACAAAGAAAAACACATTCCATGCGCTTGATTCATTCATTCAACCACCACCCTAGCCAGGGGTCACATTTTTCTGCGGTTCTGGCAATACCGCACATTGCGTGGAGGCAAACGTCACGGGGGGCTAATCCCGTGGTGCCACGACTCTAGAACATAATATCCC